CTCATTGAAGATTTCCTCCGCCTGATCCTTGATTGCCTTGTCTGTACGAATATTTAAATTAGTTGTTGCCATACAGAACACCTCCATTCAAGTATAGTATATGCAGAAATTCGGCTAATGTCAATACAATGTCATTATACGAGCTGTGAATTTTCTGCTAAAATGCATCGAAGTACCTCTGCGTAGTAATCTGTGCATAGCCCTTGTATTCATCATTGCTGCTCTCTGCGTACATATCGTTCATCATTCCGATTGTGAGTAAGTCAAGATCCCGGATGGAGATGCCGAGCTGTACGCAGCGAAGAAGAAACAATGGTGTGGTCATCGGGCGGTCAGTTGCGTGAAGTTTTTTTAGACTCCACATCCGTCTGGACATTCAGTCCCCCCAGTTCGATGATCTTAGGAAGCATCTGGTAGATGGAGAAGGTGCTGAATTCATCCAGCCACTCCTCCGGGCTGTCCGGGATGGAAGAATCTGAGTGCTTTGCCATGATGTAGGCGATATTCTCGAACATCTCAAGGGAGAACATATCGAGGTGAGAGGAATCCTCATCACCGTTTCCGACTGCCTTTCCGAGCGCATCGAGATCCTTGTAGATATCCCGATGGAACTTGATGCGGTAAATACGCGGAATGGCGGCAGATGCCTTGAAGGGCACCTGCTTTCCGTCAATCTCAATCTTCTGAATCATACTCATAATGCAATCACTCCTTTACTGCCTTCGCGGGCTTTGCTGCAGACTGCGTTGCTGCATCGTTCTCTGCCGCAGGCACATATACTGCTTTGTACCAATCAGCATAGGTAGTAGCATCCGTGGTATTTCCGGTCTTTGCTTTCACCATCCCATTAGCAAGCGGAACAGCCTTCAGAGAAAGTTTCTCCGTCTGTACTTCCTTGGAATCCTCATTCGTCTTTCCTTCGATGCCGGGACGGGAGGCGGAGCAGTTATAAAGCACATGGCGAATGTGCTTCTGGTCTCCATCAAACTCGAACAGGAGCGCAAATGCTGCAAGCTCCACCTCGGAGTTTTCAATCAGCACTCCCTTGGAATCTAATGTTTCCTTCAGTACGTCCGTGCGGAAGGACTCCGGAATTAATGCAAGCTCCAGATCTCCGTCATAGCCACAGTTATTGTTGATTACGTAATATACACCACCATCCGCGTAAAAGTTCTCCGGCTCACCATTTGCATTCAGTGAGATCGATACGGAGCCTGGCATCGGGACCGGCGTTCCGAAGGTGGGGGTGCCATCCTCGCCAATGGTAAGGAGTGCATAGTGCGTATTCTTCAGGTTGAATTTCACCTTATTTGCTTTTTCAGCCATTGTTAATTTACCTCCATTTCAAATGAATACAGGACTTCGTAAAGCTTCTCCGATTCGATCCAAGTCTCGGATTTTTTATAAAAAATGCCATGCTGATTGAGCACGGCTTCTATACGCTGTTCTGCCGACAAGTCCTTGCAGTCGGTATACAGTTCGATGTGAATTTCATTGATCTTATAGTAGACCTGTCCGTCTGCCGCGAAGTTGTCACTGTTCGGTGTAAGATAACAAATAAACGGCGGATCCGGGCTTTCTCCCTCTGAAAAGTGGTCATAAGCAAAGGGAAGGCCTATTTTATTCATGATTTCGATTAACTTCTCCATGTGTTATCCTTTCAGGGCCTTTTCAATTTCACGCTCCAGTGTATCAATCGCTTTTTCTTCCGCTGGTGTGATATGGGGCCTTGCGGCGACACGGCCACCACCTCGCTTGGCATGACCAAATTCCAGAAGGTGGGCCAGCTGATAGCGGTTTTTAGAATGAACCACAAGCGCCAGAGAATTGGATGTTTCCTTTTGCGTTTTCACGGCCCAACTCTTTGTGTATTTTCCGGTGTCCTTGGGAGCGGTTGCAGCAATCTCATCCTTGACGGTTTTACCAGCCTTGCGGACCGATGCTTTTAGGTCATGCCAAGCAATCCAGAGTCAACTATAGAAATGTGGAAACTAAGGGAGCAGGCAAGTAGAATTGACAGAATTATCGAACGGTAAAAAAGTAGATTCACGGATATAACAGGAATTAGTAATGAATCATGGCATTACCGTTATGTTGGAACGACTGTCGCTAAAATAATGAAGGAAGAAAATTTATGTTTGGAAGAATATTTAGAAAAATATAAATAAAAACAAAAGAAAATTCTAACTTTTTGTATAGTAGGATTGTTATATTATTTAGAAAACAGAGGGAGGCAAATTTGCGA